CGAGAGATGCTGCTCCTAGCAATTCGTAAGATAACTTTTGGAGAAGAAACACAGGTTGGTCCAGGACTATGCCCCACCTGCTCTACAGAACAGACTTTTACAATCAATCTTACTGAAGATGTAGAAGTCAAGGAGCTAGACGAAAATGATCGACACTTTACCTTGAAGTGTAAGGTGGGGGTTGTAGACGTTTCGTTACCAAGCGGGGCTGTACAAAAAGCACTAGTAAATGCTACAAATAAGAATTCCGCTGAGCTAGACACAATCCTCCTAAATGGTTGCATTACTAGCATAAACGGCATCCCAGTCATGAATCCCCAGGCGATTAAAGACCTCGGAATCAAGGATCGTAGGGATATACTTAAGGCTATAACAGACCGCAACCCTGGTCCACAACTCGGTGAAATCGCAAAGACTTGCAGTTCTTGCGGCTCGGAGGTACCGCTTCCGCTTACATTAGCGGAATTGTTTCAAGAGTGAGTTAAGTTACGAACTCTTAATCGAGAGCTATGAGCTGCTATCAAAAGCCTACCCAGGCTGGACATTGCAGGACATAAGATCGTTCTCTTTCCGTGAGAGAACAATGTGGATACTACGTATTAGGTAAGGCGGTGATTAACTATGGCAGGTCAGAATCTCATCTCCCCAGATGATGAAGAGGCAATGTTCCGAAGTGTGGAACGAGAAGTTGCCCGCATCAAAAAAGATATGGGGGATGTTGAAAAAAGCTCTGAGGGCGTAAAGAAAAACTTTACAGACGCCGCTAATGCCATGGGCGGAAATCGGCCTGGCGGAGGAAAACTCGGCCTAGGCACAATGCCTTTCCGAAGCACATTAGGTCAGTTTAGCAACAAAGAACTCGCAGTAGGCGGAGCTATGGTTGCCGGATCTATCGGCATGAGCATGGCTCCAAATACCATGTCAGCGGTCGCTCAAAGGATGTATGCGGACTCCGTAGCGGGTCTTAGTGGTATGAAGGCAAGCCAGGTTATTGGCCAGTCTAATCGCCTTGTACAGGGCGCTACAAGCGCCGGTGGACCAACTGCTGCTGCCGCTAACCTGTTTTATCAGGGCGGTTATTCTGCAGGATCGTTAAGCTCTAAGAGCATCATGTCAAGCCTCGGCGGGCTCAGCGCAATGACCGGCGGCACTAATGAACAGGTAGCCTCTAGCCTTGCTGGAATTAACGGTATGGGCTTCTTAAGAGCTGGCGTAAGAATTCGTGATAATCAAGGAAATCTTCTTCCTATAAACCAGATTGTTAACTCTGTTTATAACATGCTTTACGGTGGAAGAAGCATTACTCCTGAGCAGGCGGCAATGCTATTGAACCCTAATTCTAAGGGTTATCAAACATTGATGATTGTTTGTGGTGGGGATACAAACCTCATGCAAACAATCTCTATGGCAGTGATTGCACGTGCTAAAAAAGGCAGCGCTTTAACTAAAAAAGATTTGGGAAGCTCCAATCAAGCCTTGAATATTATGGGTGTAGAAGGCAACTCCCCAATTAGATCTAACTTTAATTTTGCAAAAGGCGAGAACATGGCTCTCGCATCAACCCAAGCAGGTTTAGTAAACGGATATAACGTTTCTTTAAACACAGTTGGTGGCCTTAATCGTGCATTTGCTGATTTAGCTTCCGCTGTAGCACCAGTTACTTACGGCCTAATGAGCCTAAAAGGTGCACTACAGACTTTCCCACAAGCTGGAAATATGGGTGGAACACTTTCCGGTATAGGAAGCATGGCAACAGGATTTGCTGGTCAAGCCATGAATGCCGCAATTATGGGTAGAGTGATGGGTGTCGGTAAATTTGCAGCCGGAGGAAGTACAGCTGAATCTATGGCAGCCGGTCAATCAAGACTTGCAGCTTTACGAGGAAGTACAGGGCTTAAACTTGGCGGAACTGCACTGATAGCTACACTACTTCAAGCTGGATTAAACGCAACTTATGGTAATAAGCATCAAGGCAGCAATATAGTTAAATATGGAAACATGGCTGCATCTATGGGAACAGGTGCTGCTTCTGGAGCTGCAATTGGAACTATGATTGCTCCAGGAATTGGAACTGGAATTGGTGCGGTTCTTGGAACAGGTCTTGGACTTATTCAGTCATTGATGGCTGGCGGCCAAGGAGGTAGTAGCGATGGCTCCGGAGGTAACGGCAATACCGGGTCTCCTAGCGGGTCTTCTCAAGGATTAGCTTTGGCTGTTCCTGCAGGAACCGCAATTAGCTCTCCTTACGGTAACCGTAAAGGTGGAGAAGGCGTTAAGCCCGGATTCCACCATGGAATTGACTATAAAACTCCAGTAGGAACAAACATCACTGCTATGGCAGATGGTATTGTAAGCTACGTTGGAAACGATAAAGCGGGTTACGGAAACTACGTAACTATTGATCACGGCGCTATCTCTACTCGTTACGCTCACTTAAGTAAAGTATTAGTTCGTAAGGGTCAAAGAGTAAAGCGTGGAGAAGTAATTGGTAAGTCTGGTGGTAAAAAGGGTGCTGCGGGAGCGGGTAACTCTACTGGACCACACCTACACAATGAAGTACTTCAAAATGGAAAAGCGGTAAACCCCGCTAGCTTCTTTGGAAAAGCTGGAAATTTTTTGACCAACTTATTTAAAGACGGCATTAATATGGCAAAGAATGCTGTTGGTTGGCTTACAGGTGGAAATACTAAGAACCCAGTCACTAATCCATTCCGTAATGTACAGAATTCAAAACCAGGTGTAGATCCATCGGGATTAAGCAGCGCAAGTTTAAGTTCTATATTAAATGGTGACCTAAACCACGGAAGGGCTGTGGGATATAAGGACATCGAAAAATGGCTTAATAGTCATCCATCTAAAAGCATGAACCTAAATGGGGACGCCACATCTGTTATAAATAATGCATACAATGCAGGAAAAGATGAAAGCCCCGGACGCATGGCTGGCGGAAGTAGAGCCGGGATGATGCGTATCCTTCAGCAGGCAGGCTTTAAGGGAAAAGCCTTAGAAACTGCATTTGCTGTTGCTTTAGCCGAATCTGGCGGTCGTATGGATCGTCCAGGTGATTTAAATCTTCAAAGCAAAAAATGGGGGCCAAGTATTGGTATGTTCCAGATTCGATCCCTAAAAGACTGGAAATCATACAATAATCCTAATAGAGATGCCTCAAGGCTTTCAGACGCTAATTATAATGCTCAAGCGGCTTATAACATTAGCCACGGAGGAACAAACTGGAAACCTTGGTCTACCTACAATAGCGGAGCATTCCTAAAGTACATTGACGACGCACAGCGTACCGAGTCTGGTATGGGTGGTTCTAGTGGCATGTCTTCTTTGTCCACTAACCCTGCTAGAGACGCGCACCCAAATAAAAACGTACATATAAAATTAGATATGCACGTTAATATTGCAAAGTCAGGTGTAGCCGAAGCTGAGCAAATGTTCAGACATTTAGAGAAGAAACTAGAACACGCCCTACGCAAGCATGAGGTAACTCTTTACTAATGGCAACCACATACTACTACAACGCTTATTTGCAACAGGAAATCAACAAAAATTGGTGCACCCTGTTAACAGAAAACACTGCTATAAATGCAAATAGACTATCCGAAACCCTAATAGGTACAGGGGCTAGAACAGCCTGCCGTTGGGTCATACAGGTATACTCTCTTTCAGGCGGTACAAAAACCCTATTAGATAACAATGTTGTTACCGTAAACCTGCCTTCAAAATTTTCTAAATATTTTTCGCAGGTTGAAACTGTTAATGGGAATATTTTTCGTGCCAACTTATTGCCGCAGCCTATGCCTGAGCATAACTGGCAGACTGTAATTGCAAATACTGGCTCTAAAAAATTTTTAGTTAATCCGGCATTTGATGTAAAAGTAAACGTAAACAATGTAACTACTCAAGTAAGCTTTCAACCATTTAGCCAAGATGAGTGGAATGGGCTTGGGGTAGGAGTTCCATACCCTACTGGAGCGGTATTATCTACTCCCCCAACAACTTTGCAATCAATTACAGTCACAGCTGCTGTAAAAGAAGATCCAGCACCCCTTGCTTTGATAAAGCTATTAAACCCAAACTTGCAGCCTCAATATAAACCAAACCTATCTCAGGCGCAATACGATGCTGTAAATAAATGGTGGGTAGCAATTGTAGAAACAGTTAAACCGCCTCTTGAAACAAGTTATACCGCTTACTACTATAACCCCGGTTCTACAGGAACCTTGATCAAAAAAGAAAATTTAGGTAGCGGAAAAACAGGTAAATTAGCTGGTCAAGGCGTACTAATTGACGCGGTTGATAGCAAAAAGAATACCTCTATAAAAACCCCCGTTACCGGTCAAGGCACAACCACTTATAAAGCCTCTGCTCAAGTAGAGCCTACATCCGATATACGCTGGAATCCGGATCCGCATAACATAACTAGGAGCCCTTCCAGAGGGTTTAAGTTTCAAGCTCTTACCCGAAAAGTAGAGGCGCCAGCTGAAAGCAGTGAAAAGTTTATAAATGAGGCGTACGTACAAGTCGACCCAACTAATTATTATGGGGTTCCTGGACGTATTATTCAGGATGCAAACTCAGCTCAGATTGCAAACCCTAAGGGTGATTCAAAACCTTGGGGCTTTAAGTTTACGTATAACCCTACAACTATCCAATATAATAATCAGGGAAATACGACTGTAGACTGGACTCTTTCTAATGCTGATCCTGCTGCACTGATCGGTGGAAATCTTCAAGTAACCTTTCAACTATACTTAAATAGAATAGTTGATATGACACAGTTAGCTAAAGACCCATCAAAAGGCTACCCTACAGTTTTAGGTAAAGAAGCGGTTGAAGGAATCTTAAATCGCGGAACCGAATATGATATTGAATTTTTGTACAGGGCTTGCAACGGTTCTCCGGATAAAACTATAAAGAACCCAATGCTTTCGTACAACGGATTAAGTTCAGACATAGGTATCTTAAAGATGCTTCCGGTATGGTTGCATATCAATGACAACATGAAATTTTATGGATCAGTAGCGTCTATTTCCGTAAACCACGCCATGTTTACCCCAACAATGATACCTATCTTGTCTACCGTGGATATAACCTTCCTTCGTTATCCGGCTATCTTTGGAACTTCAAGTCAGTCAACAGATGCGGCAGTACAAAGCTACGCCACTGCGGCTGGGCTTACTTTTGTTAAAGATCTTGCTACTGGAAATGGCGGTGCAACAAAATAATGGCTATTGAAAGAGTATCTAGATATAATGATGGAACTTTAGCTCAAGTTACCTACGAACATACAGGCACATATCAAATTACTGTGTACAGAAAATGGCCTGAAAAAATGACCGTTAAGTACGTAGAACATACCTGGAAATATGGAGATACTTTAGCAAACCTTGCTAATACCTACTTGGGTGGGTCTAAATACTGGTGGGAAATTATGGACATTAATCCAGAAATAATTGACCCATTTAGCATAGATCCTGGAACTGTGATTAGGATTCCAAATGGATTATAGAAATTCCGTACGCCCCTTTATTTGGGGGTCTAACGTATACGGGGCTAGCTTTTCTGTAAGTTTTTCAAAAACACCCGGTTTAGAGTTAATTCCGATTATGCTTGAAATTGATCAAAAACAAGCTGCTCATGATTTTGCGTCTATCTATTTTAAGGGAAAACCCTATAAACTAGAGTCTCAAGTTCAGTATAATGATCCTGTAGAAATTACCTATAGATCAGATAAAACAACCTATAAATTCCATGGTTACGTCCATGCTATTAGGCAGATTACTGGTACCACTGGAACTACAGAAACAATTGTAGAGTGCGTATCAGCTTCTAGCATTTTAAAAGAAAGTGCTCAAAAAGTTTATACAAAGACTACTGCGGATCAAGTTATATCTCAAGTTTGCGCAAGTTTTGGACTTTCTGCAGTTACTCAAAGAGACCCTAGAGTAAGAAATGCCATTGTACACAGCGGCCAAAGTTATTGGCAACTATTTCGTTCGTTAGCCCTACAGACCGGCAATGCTTTAAGAGCGGAAAATACCACTATTACTTTTTGCTCAAAAGATAAGATAACTAACTCTAAAAAAGCTAGTGCACCTTATTTTGTATTAGCGGATAACGCTAATGGTGGAGTAGTTACTCGTGAACTCAGAAACTTAGGAAGTATAGTAGAGTTTAACCCTATTGTCTCCAACGCTTCTCCAGAAACAGGGTCAAATGTAGACAGAGTAGTAACGGGCAGAGCTACCTCTAGTAGCAATCCTAAAGGCAAGGCAATCAAGACTACACACACAAATGCAAAGTCTTCTGCTTCGGCAAAAGGTGCTGTAAAGCCTAGTAAGGATTACTTTAAAAAATGACTCAAAGTTTTTCTAAAAATACAAAAGCAGTATATAAAAAACATTTTCCTTTTGAGGTAGCAACAAACTCAAATGATGCAAAATTAATTGCTGAGGCTCAAGGAAAAAATCATAGGTACCAATATATGGCGCATTGTGTCCTTGCAGGAAATGCGGATATTAGGCCATATGACCCTATATACTTAGATAATCTTCCTAATGGAATGTCCGGTTATTGGACAGTAATAAGTGTTACCCACAGATTTGGTGGAAAATCAGGTTATTACATGTTAGACGTGCTTGTCGGTACGGACATAATTGGTGAAACAAACCCAAATGCGTCTACTGCTGTTGCGTATAGAGACGTAGACTCTGAGCTTAATAACCAAAGCTTAGTTACTAATGACTCTATGTTGCAAGAATATAGCGTGTCACCTAATGATTCAACTCTCCCAGCCGCAGGTACAGACGTTCGTGGGCCAAAGGTAACTCCAAAAGCATCGTTTATTTCAAATATAACTACAAATCCTTATGCTGTCTACCCACCAACTGCCGCAACACCAAAAAGAACTGCGCAATGGAAAGCGGCTAAAGGAAACAAGGTGGTAGAATGAAAAATACTGAAATTGATTACGGTATTGACCCGCTAGGTCGTCATAGGTTTTGGGGAATTTATTCTGGAAAAGTAATCGATATTAACGACCCCCTTAAAAAGAGCAGAATTAAAGTTACTGTTGACCAGCCATTTGGAACATCAAAAACTAACTGGGCCGAGGCGTGCTTGCCTATAACCTCAAATTCAAACCACCCTGACCACAAGGAGCACTTAGCTTCTGAAGTGGCTGCGCTTCTAACTACTAGCCAATCTAGCGCATCTGGCGGGGATCCTCAAGGGGGCACTGTAACGGTAACTATTCCGGCGTTAACGGTAGTTGCTAAGTCTGGCGCGGGGACTTTAAAGCATGCCCATAAAACAGACTTTAATTCGACTGAGCTATGGAATGATTCCCAAGAGACTAACACGACAGATGAGCATACACCCCATAGAATTATCCCTAGAGTTGGTCAAGAAGTTTGGGTTATGTTTGTAGCCGGAGACCCTGAGTACCCCGTATGGATTGGAGTTAGGCCATGAGCTATATCTCATACCCTTTTACTCTAGATACTATTGGGGTGGTTAATACTACCGATAACCCAGCAAAAATATACGAAGATAGGCTTTTAACCCTTTTATCAACAAATGTTGGTCAAAGACCAATGAACCCTGGGTATGGGGTTGACTTTTCTCAAGCATTTTTTGAAAACGAATTTATCGTAAGTGGTGGCAATAGAACTACCTATAAGAAGGCTATAGATGAGGCAATTAGATCTGCCACAGAACGTTGGCTTCCAGATATTAAGATACACGATATTGTAGTTTCAAATCCAAATGATTCTGGGCAATCTGACGTAAGTATTCTTATAACAGTGCCTGGAGATATCAGCACTTCTTTAAATGTTACAACGGCAATATTCATGAACGACGGGACGGTTACAAGACTATAATGAGTGAAATTCAGATTGACTACACGTCTAGAGATTACGCGTCTCTAAAAGCAGATCTTATTAATCTTGTGTCCTACAACACAGGAAATTCTTGGAACCCAACTGACCAGTCAGACTTAGGAAACGTTCTTCTTGAAGCTTTTGCCTATATGGGGGACATCATGTCCTACTATACAGATAGAGTTGCTAACGAGACCGCTGTTGATACTGCCGTGTTGACAGACACACTACTTGGATTTGCAAACTTGTATGGATTTAAACCGTCGGGCCCAACCCCAGCAACGGTCTCTGTTCAATTTACCAACATTAGTACTAGCGCAGTAGATCTACCTGTAGGAACCCAGGTTATGGCTCCCCTAACTTATGGTCCCTATACACAGGCTTATTTTGAAACAACCGTGGGCTACACAGCAATTCAGCCTGGGCAGAGTATATCTATTACTGCTACAGAAGGAAAGACTGTAAATACTGACAGAGAAGACTTTATCGACACGACATACCACCAAGCGCTACCGGCAAACATTGGTAGTTCTGACGGCACCCCAAATCAAAATATTTTAATCTTAGATGAAAACATTGTAGACTCGTCTTTGATTGTTTATGTTGGGCAGGGAGTAGCATTTACTCCTTGGACTTACGTAGACACCCTACTAGAGTATGGCCCTAATGACCTTGTATTTACTACACAACAAAATTCTAACGGAACCTTAACAGTAGTATTTGGAGATGGAGTTAATGGCTATATTCCAGCTTCAGGACAGCTATTAAGTGCTAGCTATAAAACTAGCGTTGGCGAGTACGGAAATATCATTTCCGGAGCGATTACTGAATTAACATTTATTCCTGGAAACGTAGATCCTGAAGCGTTAACTTTCTTTAGTGTTACAAATCCCGCAGCTGCTGTAGGCGGGGCGCCTGCTGACGGCTCTGATCAGTTAAAGAAAAAAATTAAAGCAAGCATTGTCTCTAGAAAACGAGCAGTTACTCTTGCAGACTACGGTTATTTGGCGGAGCAGGTGTTCCTTGTTGGCCGCGCAAATGCTTCTGCCGCAGTTTATAGCTCTGTAAACCTTTATGTACAACCTCAAGATGATGGAAGTACTACCCCCGGCCTTGTGTCTGGTGTGCCAACAAATGCCTGGAATACCCTTGCCGCAAATGTATCAAGCAACCTTTCTACAAAAATACCTGTAGGAGTTACGTTAACTGTTTTGCCTCCAGTTTATGTTCCTGTATATGTAAGCGCTTCCGTTTCTATTGGGGCTACTTACCGACAGAGCACAGTAAAGCTTGCTCTTTATAAAGCGTTATTAGACTCAGCAACTGGGCTATTTGCATATGTTAATAATGATTTTGGTCGATCTGTACCTTTGTCCGCAGTAATTTCTGCTTTGGCTGTAGTTCCGGGCGTAGCTTCGGTCAATGTAACACAACTAAATATTGATGGAAGTGGTTCAACCACTTCTCTTGTTCTTAGCCCAAATCAAATTCCATACCTATTAACATCTAACATCAACTTCACCGTTTCTGGTGGAATTGCACTATAGGAGACGCCATGACAGCTACATATCCCTCAACAGTTCGCCAATTTACGGCTAAAGTTGATATCCAAGACACAATCTTGGCAGATCACGTAAACTCTCTACAAGATGAGGTACGTGCAGTAGAGACAACACTTGGAACCTCTCTTCTGACATCAAGCTATAGCGGCTCTTTTGCTCAAACAACTACTTGGACAAGCCTTAGTGCTCGTATAGCCAATATTGAAACAGGTTTGATTAACGGAACCGGTTCAGGCAGCTTTGTTTCTACAACCGGCGGATCTACAATCACATCTGCAGGCTCATCTGTTGGCTTAGCGATTCAGCCGGCTTCAGGCAACATAAGCAACCAGATTACTTTTAAAAATAGCTCTGGAGTATTGGGTTTTGCTGTAGACTATCTTGGTATACCTAAAGTCGGCACTTACAACGTGCTTTATGTAAACAGCACCGAGTATAACTCCCTTTCAGCCACAGTAGCTGCAGCATCCGCATCAGCAAATGCCGCAACTACAGCAGCAAACGCAAACCCCCTACACCCTTTCTTACTATCAGGAATGTAAACTATTAGACTATGGCAAAGTATGGTTCTGGGCTCTATGGAGTCTCCAAGTATGGTGAAAGATTAGTAAGCTATGTTTACTATTCTTCCAACATTCGTGGACTTGCATTTCAGTATGGTGCTATATCCTTATACTGGAACTCTATTACTGCTGACCCTGCTGACCCTGCCCCTACACACTGGCGGTTAATTAAAACTTATTCAGGTACTCCAGATAATCCTTTTGATGGAGAACTTTTAGATGGAGATACCTACAACAAGTTTAGAAACACCTACGTAGATCTAAATGCTGGGGATGTAAACGCACAGGTTAATTATTCAATCTGGTTATTTAACGGGACTAACTGGATTTACTGTGGGGATACATCTCAAATTGCTGTACAGGAAACCAACACTTTTGATCTAATCTCTAGGTGGATACCAAGAGCATGGTTGAACTCATCAAACGCTATTGGCGATTCTTTGGGTGAATGGGATGTAACAGATCTTACAAATGTTTTAAAATCGTACGTTTTTCAGTATGATAAGCAAAAAGCAGAGTTAGATATCTTGCAAAAGACGTCTTCTCAAACAACCATTCACAACAGCCTTTTGTACCAATACATGCTTCAGCTCGGGTTTAATTACGAACCTGCTTTAGGAGATACATACCACCGAGCTCTATACAAGGCCGGAAATGTTATTAACGGCGTAAAAGGAACAGCATCTTCTATACGCGCATATGTTTCAGCATTAACTCATCTAGGTTCAGAGGTTGTTACAGGCCATAACCTAATGCTTGATTACAATGACTCTTCTTTTGAGGAGTCTACTGGTCGTTGGTCTGCAAATGGCGGAACCCTAACATCAGGTAAGTATGAAACTTCAGCT